GATGGATATGTGATAGCAGGAGAGGGACGCCACCCTGTAATCATGCTGTGAGTTCCACGTTCATGGGCTGCTTCGCCGTGTGTCATGGAACGGATTACTGTCATTTTATCAGCTACTTTGGCTGTATATTTTAAATTTTCTGAAAACCTTTCTCCAGTATTTGTTTTAACTGTTCCTAGTGGGCCTCTGTATTCTTGTGGCGCAAGGTATTTTGGATCAAAAGACTCCTGATGAGCTATTCCTCCAGAGAGATAGATGTTAATAACATTCTTAGCTTTTCCTTCTTTTGATTTTTTCCAATTGTTGGATGCTAGTACGTCAGTTAAACTCGCACCAATAAGACCCGTACTTCCTAAAACTATAAAATCTTTTCTATTCATTATTAAATTGTCCAGTGTCCCCATTATAGCAAAGTGTTGCTTCTTCTCTGGTTATTGGATCGGTATCTTTCGGCTTTTCTTCACTAATAATATAATACTTGGCTGACTTGTTATTTTTCCAAAAATAATTACAATAATCTTTCATAGAGTATAAATAAGCATCATTTATGTTAGAAAACGTTGGAAAGTCACTACCATGTTGGTCTCTATAAAATTTACCACTTACTTTTGATTCTAAATCTATGTAATATTTTTTACTCATGTCTATTCCTTTTTTTATACGGACAAGCCGCTTGTACGTAAACGAAATTGGCAAAATTTTTTTACATGCAACCGCTTGTCTGTATGAAGAAAAATTTTTTCACCTTAGTTCCTTTCTCAAAAGTCTCCATCTATGACTATCAATCTTCTTGTTTCCTTCGTCTATCTCTTTTAGCATAGATAGAATTTCATCAACGCTATCATAAATATAATGATGAGGTATCATACCCATCATCCAAAGCGGCGTTTTCTTTTTGCCACCCTCCATTGAAACAAAAATTGGTTTCTTCATTCTTACTGCTGTAACAAGTTCTTCCGCGCTACCCCAACTAGCAACATCTGGAAGAAGGTGGGCAATGATAAAATCTGATCTGTCTACAAGATTTAAATCATAACTTCTGACAGTTGTCATTCTTTCCGCTACGTCATTATAATAACCATTTTCCATATCGTCTGCCATTTTTTGTCTAGCAGCCTCGTCTTCATCAACGTCTTTTAGAAAAGGTTTTTTATAAGGATTAAAAACTGTAACATTTAATTGTTCTAGCTCTCTTTCAACATATTCGCGCCAGTCTCTACCCTCGCAGTATTGCATGTGGCCAACTAAATAAGTTTTGGTTTTTTCTAACAAGTTATTTTTCATATTTCGTGTCAAGATATTTGTTTATTTTGTTCCTAATTTCTCTGACTGTATAAATTCCATGTATGTTAAAACTTTTTGTTTCTCCTGATGAATTTTTCATTTTTTGGGCATAATTTATTTCTATTTTATTTAAAATTTTAGCCAATTCATATTCAGTCAATAACCTCATTCAAGTTAAATTTAATATTATTTTTTAATAAAGTCAAATTAATTTCCTCCAATAATATGGACTCCGGAAATAAAAAATATAATCGCAATAAATAATTCTACCATAATTTCAAATCCTTAAATAATTTCATTTTTTCCACTTTTGAATTTAATACTGTGTTCCTAAATCCAACTGACTTTACATTATCAGGAATTTTATCATAGTACAAGGCTTTTTTTGAGCTTTTTCCTTTGTCGTCTGTGGGGCCAAAAAGCTCGTTTGTTTGAGCTTCTAACATTTTAAAACCCGTTAAAAAAACACAATGGGCAAAGTAATCGTTATTCTCTTGAAAAATTAACCCGCCACAAATATAATCATTATCATCAAACTTGGATTTCTTAATGCAATTATTTTCCATTAGCCAAGATATATTATTCCAATTTACGGCGTTTTTTACTGATCTGGTTTTCTTGTGAATTTTATAGCTCTTATTTTTGTTAGAAATTACCAAATCTGCATCGTGCTTCCACTTCCCTTTCTTTTTTTCTTTTTCTGGCATGACTGTATAATCTGGGTCTGATGTTTCTATGCCGTTTTTTCTGAAAAGTTCCTTTAATGCTTCTTCTGCTATTTTGCCGTGAGTCAATTGCTCTAGAATTGTGGTTAAATTTCCTTGATTTCTTCCACTGTATAAGCTTGGATTTTCTTTAACCCATTCTTTAGCGTAAGTGGAAGCTCTGTCTATTGCATTTTTACCAACGCTTTGGTAAACTCCAGACTTGCAAAGTTCTCCAAAATAATCAAAATATTTATTCATATTTGTCCTTTATAACCTTCAAAAAAGTTTTTTAATTTAAATAATGCTGCGTTTTCAATTTGCCTAATTCTTTCTCTTGTAACTTTAAATTTTTTCCCTATTGTTTCTAGAGTTTCTTTTTTATCTCCATGTAATCCAAATCTATGTTCAATTATATATTTCTCTCTTTTGGTTAATGTCTTTAAAGCTTTTTGAATTAATTGTATTTTTTCTTTATTTTGTAATAATTTATTTGCATCAAGTTCAACTGAAGGAATATGTCTCTCCTGTGTTTCCTCTCCATCTTCTCCAAGAAGAGAATCAATACTCTGCATTGGCTCTAAATATGGTAATAGGGATTTTATTTTCTTTTCTGTGCAATTAAACTTTGATGCAAGAAAAGTCAGTGATGGCATATTTTCGTCATTATTTAAAAGTCTTTGGTATTCTTTTTTTAATTCTGAAAAAATAGCATAAGCATGACAGGGAATTCTAATGGTTCTTCCGTGGTTGTTTATGTATCTTATCATTCTCTGCCTAATCCAAAAACCGGCGTATGTGCTGAATTTTGTACCCTTTGAAGCTTTGTATTTTTTTGCGGCTTGAACTAGGCCTATATTACCCTCATTAATCAAATCCATCTGGTCAACGCCGCACCCCTCGTACCTTTGAGAAGTTTTAATAACTAATCTTAAGTTATGATAAACAAGCTCATTTAAGGATTGTTTGCATCCCTTTTTTATTTTTTTTGCTAAATTAAGCTCTTGTTCTAGGGATAATAATGATATATCCTTTTTAGAAACGTCATTAATGTATCTTTTGCATAGCTCTGACATAATTTATATTCTAGCGAATATTTAAATTATAGTCAAGGGGTATTCCATGAAATGTATCCATATATATTCATAATAGTAATAATTAAAGACATTACTAATGTTGACCAAGCCTTTTTATGTGAAGAATATCCAGCAACGCAAAGGTTGCCAATAATCCAAAAGACCCAAGAAGATATATGCTGGTTAGCGTTAAGATAGTAACCAAAGATGACAAAAAACGCACCAATCCAACCAAGTCTTTCCATAATTTTATCATAATATTCTTCCCATAATTCTTTCATATTATTCTTTGACTCTCTTTTGATTCTGGGTACATTTCTTTTTCTATCGCATATCTTAGTCTAAGTTTTGTTTCGCAAATTCCCAGTCTTTTTCTAACTGTTTTTAAATCTAAATCTAAAAGTTCTTCAAAATCAACTTCTGATAAATCGCAGGGCCTACTCATTTCAGCAATATCTCTTGCACCTCTAAAAACCTCTCTTTCTTCGGCAAAGAATTTATATCCAGTTGGATAAAACCAGCTTACTATCAATAAAAATAAAAATTCTTTTAAATCTGTCATTTTACCCGTGCTGCCCATTGTGTAGCCTATTACAAATGCTTCGTCTTTGGGTAAAACTCCTCTTCCTAAAATTGCATGGATGCAATCGTGATTTTTTAACCTTACTGCTCCGGGAAAATAATTAAAAAAATTATATTTTGGATTTTCAAAAAATTTTATGATAAACGGAACATCTTTTCCTTCCAGTTTAAATGGCTCCATTTCTGAAAGAACTTCTCGTAATTTTTTGTCGTTTTCTGATAATGGAACTATCCATTCTCTAGCAAGCTGATCTGAATTATTTAATCCTATGGTGCTGTATGTATCGTCCACCATTTTATTATTTTGTTTTTTTTATTAAATGTCAAGGCCAAGTTTATTTAAATTTTTATTAAACTCGTCAAAGGGTACGTCTTTATATCCCAAGCTTTTGTCATATTGAGTATGATAGTCTCTGTGTTGTTCTTTGTTTCCTTCCATCTTTCCTTCTGCCATTATCGCAGCAACTGAAGATATTGAAAATGCTGTAGCTTTTTGCATTGCTGAAAATTTATCATCAGATTTAACAAGTATCTCTTTGCGCCACGTTTTATTACCACCCCTTACCTCTGCCAAAACGATGACTTCGTCTTTTTCTGCGTGACCGCATCCTTGTTCAAAAATTTTAGCCATTATCTCGTCACTCAAACAACAATCTCTAATTAAAAATTTAATTATTTTTCCATGACCCCTATATCTTAAAGTCTTATAGGAACAATTTTTAACACCTCTTTCTTTCATTGAATGAATTGAATGTGAAGCTCCTCCACTTGTATAAAACGCTTCGAGTTTTCCAAGCTTTTCTGTTTCTAGGTTTTCTAACCCGTCCATTCCCCTTACGGTTTTTATTTCTCCATTCTCAAGAATCAAACAGTCATCTTTGTACTCGTTGATTAATCCATCTACAGACCATGTAACTCCGTATCGTAATGGATTATTTACGCTTTCATGATACTCTGGTAATCCCCCGACCATCATATTTACGCTTTCTGCCTTGTTGTGAAGTTCTCTGCACCCCTCTTCGGCTAAAATATTTACTAATCCCGGAGCTAAACCAAGGTCTGTAAAAACGGGAAAGGTAGCTTTTTCTTTTGCTGCCTTATTAATATTTTGAGAAACGTCTACTCTGCCGCCTAAATCGCAGTAACGTACCGCGTTATCAATGCACCATAATGCGACTTTTTCTGTTTGATGATATGGCAAGCTACTAATAACTATGTCAAATTTATTTAAAACTGTTAGACCTTTAATAATATCATCCGGATCGTCAACAACTAAAAAATGCCCCCTCTCTGGCGCGGCAACCAATTCTCCCTCTTCGTTGTAAGACTGTTCGTGATTTACTTTAAATGGCATACTATTTACTGCATCTCGATTAGTGTCCATTCCTGTGACATGAAAACCAAGCTTGTCCATTGCATAAGCAATAGCCGTACCCATTCTACCAACTCCTAATACTAAAGCTCTCATTATTTCATTCCTTGTGGAAAAGTTAGTCTATCTGCATGATTAACTGTCCAGCTAATCTCATGGGTTACAGCCCTAAATGTTCTTGCCGCGCTTGGAAAACCATTTCCAGATTTTTTAACACCGCCAAAAGCAAGATGAGATTCAGCCGCAATAGAACCACCATTCCAATAAATCATTCCTGCATCGCACTCATCTCTCATAATGCGAGCTTTTCTAAAATCGTTCGTCAATACACCAACTGCAAGACCATACTCTGTATCGTTATATATTCTTATAGCGTCTTCAATTGTATCAAAGGGAATAATAGCTACATGAGGTCCAAAAACTTCGTTTCTTAAGTACGGTGCATCGTGCCCCCTCCATTCTGTTTTGTATACCATCGGTGTAGAATAAAAAGCTCTACCATTTACATCTGTATATTTAGGTTCAAGTAGAACTTCGGCTTCTGGGTCTGACAATACCATATCGTTGTACTCTTTTATTTTATTAAATCCCTGTTTATTAATAATCGGACCATAATAAATATCATTATTTGGAACAAGCTCTTCCCAAACCATACCATCAGGGCAACAAGAGGTTCCTAGGTTATGAGTAAATGGATCACCAGTTCTAAGCTTGGAAGCTTCTTCTGCAAACCTTTTGGCAAACTCGTCGTAAATACTTCTTTGGACTATCATTCTTCCTGAAGAAACACATCTTTGCCCAGATAACTTAAAAGCGCTCGCAACAGCAGCCTCCATGCCTAATTTAAATTCAACATCATCAAAAATAATGCAGGCAGACTTACTGCCTAATTCGCAGGAAGTTGTTTTATGCCAAGATTCAGCAGCCACTTTACGAATATGTTGTCCGACTGCGGCACTACCAGTAAAACAAATATGATCGACATCGCCGTGAACCAAAAGATCACCAGTGTCACCATGGCCATGCACCAAATTAATGACCCCGCGAGGGATACCAGCTTCCGCATAAATTTCAACAGCGGCTTGAGTTGACATTGGGGCGTCTTCACTTGGCTTTATTACAATTGTATTTCCTTCCACTAATGCTGGGGCTGCATTCCAAAACATTCCAATCGCTAGTGGAAAATTAAATGGTGTTACAATAGCTATTACACCTTTTGGCTTCCTAAGCATGTAAGAATCTTTATCCTCAATCTCTGAAGCCACAGCTTCTCCGTGGGCATAACGTCCCGATCCAAAAGCAAACTGAGCCATATGTAAAGCTTCATTAACTTCTGCAATACTTTCATTATAATTTTTGCCCGTTTCCAAAGAGATAATTTTAGCCAGCTTTTCTTTGTCTCTTTCAATAATTTGAGCAACCCTGTTCATGTAGTCCGAACGGACAAAGCGGCTAACTTTTCTCCATTTCTTGAATGCAGTTCTTGCAGAAAGTATAGCCTTGCCAACTTCAGACTTATTACTGATAGGAAAAGCACCTTGGGCTTTTCCGGTGGCAGGGTTTAGCTTTGTGTACATTTCTGGGGTAGCCCTCCACTCGCCGTTAATATAATTTCTTCCCTCAAAGTCTCTCATATTATTCCTTTGTGCTTTCCATAAGTCCTTTGACATTTGCTTCGCAAAATCCTTTACCTTCTCTATTAATAAGTTCATAAATTACTCCTGTTAATTCTGACGGTTTTGTAAAAACCTGAGTAAGCCCCGGACAAATTAAAGGTTTGTCAGAATAAAATTCTGCGTAACCTTTTTCTTTCCATTCGTTCATTGTGGCTTCTACATCTTCAACTTGATAAGCCATGTGATGTACTCCGCCTACCCCAGCACGCTCCGCAACCCAATCTCCAACAATTGAACCTTCTGAACCATCGCTTACAAAAATTTCTGGAGGAGCATGAAATTCACAATCTATTTGATAAATTGGATCACTAGGGCCAGCGTAATGGCTAGGTAAAATCTTTTTGAAAATCCAATTTTCGGTATCGGTATGTCTAGTCTCAGGTGGCACTAAAGCAAGACAGTCCGCCTTGCTACCGTCATCAAACTCTATTTGAAATTCAGTACCAATTTTATAGCCAAGGGTATCTTTGAAGAATTTAGCTGTTTTATACCTATCTTTTGTTCTATAAGCTATATGGTCAAGTCTCATATTATATAGTATAACCTACATAAATATTAAGTCAACCACCTCTCTAATTTCCAAGTTAATTTAACTAAAAATCCAAGAATCCATCTCACGCAAAAGGTTATTGTATATAATATCTTTTTAAAGACTTTTTTAAAAAAACTTTGTTCTTTTATTTGTTTTATGAATTTTTCATGCAACTCCTCAAACTTTTGCTCTTCTTTCTTTCTTTGGCTATTATCTTTTTTGTCCCAAGACAATCGCTCTATCTCTTTTAATTCACCCTTCCAAAATAAAGTTTTAAATTCTATATAATAATCATATTCTTCTTCTGGAATCCAAGTATAAAATATTAATTCTCCCGTAAAATAACTTTTTTCTATTCCGTCTTGTACAATTTCTATATACCCCGTATTCGGATGTTCTTCATCGTCTACCCACTTTTGTTTTGTTTCTTCTTTATATATTTGACCATCATCTTCAATGGTGTATTTATCAAGGGTATTGTCTAAGCTCTTGGTTTGGAACTCAAATTCGTTCCAATTAATTTCAGAAAGTTCTCCCATATCCTCCGGAAGCGGAAGTTCGTACTCGCACACTATTCCATCAAACATTCCCATGATTTCTAATTATTCTTCGGATGTGGGATATTGTCCAGAATTAATTTGAAAAAAATCATAATAATCTTCCCCGTCTTGTACGTGAAAATCCACACCTATCTCCAAGCGTTTTTATCTTTTTTTCTTTTACGACGCATATAATCTCTTTTTTGACGTTTGCGCTCTTCTGGATTTTTGTTGTCGTATTTTTTTCTAGCTCTCTGTCTTGCTCTTTTCCCCTTGTTTGAAAGCGCGTATCTTTCCTCTGGGGTCATTGCTTCGAGATCCATTTCCTCGTTCCAGTCGTATGTATCGTCCACCATTTTTTTAATTTATTCTACTCTAGGGTTTCCACGTTTTATGTTTCTTACTTTTGCATCCCAGCTATGAATTAATTCTCTAGCTTCGTCAGTTGAAACTTTGAACTCTTCCTTAAAAGAATTAAAAAGATTTTGACCATCATTTAGAAAGTCTTCTCTTCTTTCGTTGAGCCATTCTTCTATTTGAGAGTTCATTTTTCTTTGTATAATTTTTTGAAATAATTTATAGATTTTTTTTCTAAATCATCTATATTTTTTACTTCTGTATCAGCTTTTCCAACAAGGTATTCTAGTCTATTGAATCTATTTTTTATTTCTTCTCCGGAAAGGTTTGGGTTCGAATCTATTTCATCAATATCATCGCAAGCTTTGGAAACTTCTGATATCCACCAATCAACATTTCTTTGTACTGTGTCGGCTTCTTCTATAAGATTTTTTGCATCTTGTTTCATTAAAATTCCTGAGTCATTTCAGACATTTCTTTTCAGACTTACTAGTTCACTCAGAACTATGAGCGACCTAATAAACCCGCTCTAATATATATTACATTCAAAAAACATAAAATAAATTTTATTTTTCACTTACTAAATTTTTTACATCTTCTAAAGACTCAAGCGCGTTATTTGTGTGTATAACCGCGCGTTCAAATTCTGGTTCAAGTAAATTGCCTAAATTAATTGTCTTGATGTCTCCAATAATTTGGTCAATTTTTTCTGTTTGTTTTGTTTCTGTCATTAAAATAATTTATCATTATACTGTAGCATAGTCAATTCCAAATGATTTTTCATAAAAATAAATGCATTTTTATGCATATTAATAAAACCGGTGGCACAAGTATTGAAACTGCTATTAATGGTGTCAAGCCGCCGCCTTTTCATCCAGAAAAACACATGGATTCTAAATCTATGATAAAGCTTTACGGTAAAGAAAAATGGAAACAATATTTTACTTTTACTTTTGTTAGAAATCCTTGGGATAGAATGCTTTCTCTTTTTTTATGGAGAAAAAAGGTTAAATTTATACCAAAAAATTTAGAATTTAAAAACTTTATTATAGAGTGGGACTTTTGGAAAATGTATAAAAAAGTAAGGTATGAAGACTCTAAAAGAATTCTCACCTCCGCTTCTCAAGCAGATTGGTTTAATGGAGAATTAAATTTTGATTTTGTTGGTAGATTTGAAAATATACAAAAAGACTTTGACGAAATTTGTCATTCTATAAATTTAGAATTGACAGAATTGCCCCATAGATATAAAACTAATCATGGTCACTACTCTTTATACTACGACAAAGAAATGAAAGAAGCCGTGGAAAAAATTTGGTATAAAGATATTGACTTGTTTAAATATAAATTTGAAAAGTTTTAATTTTCTTTAATTTTATTTTCTTTGTACCCAATTGGTTCATCCACATCTCTCAACTCTACAGCGTTCGGATGATCTTCTATTTTTTTCTTGGATTCAAAAGTTGTTTTTATGTCTACTTTATGTTTGTCTGGGTCTCTTTGGGGGTCAGCGGCTTTAACTTTTTCGTAAAGCTCAGAGTATTTTGAGGCATACATATTTACCGGCTTCATTACTCCTGCTCTCAAGTACATTTTACCAAGCGAGCAACCACAGGTCGGACATTCTACGTCGTGTCCATACATTTCGTGATCGCCCTCGGCTTTTGCTTCTTCCGCTTTTGTTTCTGTTGCTTCCGTCTTGTCGCAATCGCAATCGCCACAGCTTTCATTGTCGCACTCGTGCGTCTCTGGATCTGAAGCTTCTGCCTCTTTCTTGATGCATTTTCCGTCTTTTTCTTCGTAACCATCGTTACAATTCGGCGGATAGCCAGCTTTTTCGTCAGCCTCAGACTGCTTAATTTGATCGGTAAAATCAATTTCCACGGTATTTTTATGATCTTTCATTTGACTAATATTACACATTTTTTGATGTAAAATTATAAAAAAAACGCGGTAACCTAAAGATTACCGCGCTTGTTCTCCACCCACCTTTTATTTGTTGACTCTTTCTTTTAAAATTACAACTTTTGGATAAGTTACCCTTAATCTAAATGGAAACATCTTTTTTGCTGCCGCTTCATCTGCGGTATCTTCATCTTTTTCTTTTGGCTCGTGCTCAACGGGCATTTTCTTTAAATCGTCCTCTGTTGGCATGGCAACGTTTTTGTCTAAAGCCCACATAATTTTATGTTTCTCGCAATAATCTTGCATTCTGCGCACAGGAACAATAAGATTAAAACCTTCTCCGGCTCCACGCACAAGCATTCCAATATAACGTGCGTCAGATTTTAAATAAACTCCACCCCCAGAGCTTCCGGGAAACGCCGTTACGGTTGTCTGATCAAACACATATTTATTTAAACTTTTAATTAATCTGCCGTGTTGAGAATAAATACCATCAGTCATGCTATTCGCTCCCATTTGACCAAGAAGGCTACCTACGTGAAGTAAATCTGTTCCAAGTTCTGGGATTTTTTTATCTAAATAAAATGTAACGGTATCGGTAACAAAGTTTAATTTGCGCACCCTTAATAGAGCTAAGTCGTGCCCATCGTCTGCATCAGAATATTTTAAAACTTCTGCATCCATTTGTAGGCGACCAACTGTTCTTCCGTTTTGTCTAATTTCTTTTACTACCATTGGGTCTTTAAATTCAACAATAGTTTTCTTGGAACCGTTTACTAAAACTTCTCTTGTTGACCTAAGATTATCAATAACATGCGCGGCAGTCCATACTAAATTTACTAAATTTCCATCTTTATCTTTTCTTGTGAAGATGACGCCAGAGCCTTCTCCGTTGGAGAATTGCCCCTCTGATCTAATTGTAACGGAAACGTTTTGTAAATGATCCGCTGTGGATGTTTTCTTCTCGGCTGAAATTAATGAAGTTGTTAAGCCGATGCCTAGGATAATACCAAATAAAGCTTTCATAAGTCTATGTTTTATTATAGCATACAATATTATAAAAAGCAAAAAAATGGTACTCTTGCTGGGACTCGAACCCAGAACCCTCTGTTTAGAAGACAGATGCTCTATCCAATTGAGCTACAAGAGCAAAATTATACAACTGCTCTACCTTTGTCATTTTCCCAATCTTTTTCGGGTCTGTCAAGCTCAATATTTCTGGTTCTGACTTGAGATATTATCATTGGAACCATATTTGCGTCAAGCATTTGATAAAGTAATGAGGCCACATCTTTTGGGAAGCATGTTCCTCCATAGCCTCTCTTACCGTCTGGTCCGGGAACTTGTGTATGGCTATCTCCAATTCTCTGATCTAAACATACTCCTCGTCTTACATTTTCGTAAGACAAATCTGACTTTGCGCAAAATTCTTCTATCTCATTAAAGAATGAAACTTTTGTAGCTAAGAAAACATTTCTTGTATATTTAACAAGCTCCGCTTCCTTTGTTGTTAAAATAAAAACTTCTTTGTTTGAAATCGCTCCAAGCTGTAGCATTTTTTCGGAAGTCATTTCTCCACATAATTTTTCCTCTAAGGTTTCTGGTGGGTCAAAGCCAAAAATTAAATTTTTATTGTTTTCAAAATCACTTTCCCAATTAGCTTCTGTTAAAAATTCCGGCATAAAACTAACCCCAAGTTTTTTGCTAGTTCCAACAGGAACGGTTGATCTTATTATGATGTCTTGCTTGTTTATTCCTACTTCAATCAATTCAGACACAACGCTTTCAACTATTTTTAAATAACAAGAACCATCCCTATCCATCGGCGTTGGAACACAAACAAAAACTAAATCGCATGACGTTAATTCTGTTAGGCTCTCCACGTTTCTTTTTGTGGGGTCTGTATCCCACGTAAGGATTTCTACGCCACAGTTTGAGAACAGTGCAGTGGCCTGTCCAACATAACCATTTCCTACAATTCCTAATTTCACCTTAAAATATTATAACATGTCTTTTTATAAAAAACAAAAAAACCCGTCGTCACCGAGAAAAGAAAATGACGACGGGTTGTGGGAGGAGCCCCACATGTATTATTACTTCACTAAGATTTGTTATCTGACGTTGTCGCTACAGGAACTTCTTTGGTCTGTGCGGGTTCTTGTTCTGGGCTATTATAATCAGCCAGACGCGTCACCACATATCCTGTCATAAACAGATTGACAGCCATGAGGAGCATTGCTGCTCTCGCATATCCTGTCCGTACTTGAGTGAACTTATTACTATTTGTATTATCTTCCTTCATATACGTCTATTATAGTACGTATTGTTAATAAGTCAAATGTTTTTTATTTCACCTCAATATTTAGGGGTTTAGATGATTCTTTTTTATTTAATTTAATATAAAGAATGCCATCCTCGTATCGGGCTACTGAAGCTTTTACATCAGCGTCTTCTGGTATCCAAAAGTTTTCGCTGAGTTTTTTATCTCCTTGTTTTGCTTCAATATTTAGGGTGTCATTTTCAACATTAACTTTAATGTTTTCTCTTTTGAATCCCGCAAGATTCAATTTGTATTCATAAGCCTCGTCAGTTTCTTTGTGTGCCTGACGTTGTTGATGAAAATCTGTTTTGCCAAAACTTACTTCACTAAAGAAGTCGTTTAATAAATTGTCCATTGAATTTCTATATAATAATCTCATAATAAATAGATAAAGCATGAGTCATGCCAAAGAAAAAACGTTTATTTGTGGGGAAAAAATGAGACTGTGACAGTGGTTGTGCCGTTTAGTCCCTGATTAAAATACTGATTGTGTCACTTGGACTCTCGACATTAAAAGTTTTTCCGTCTCCGTGTTCGTCTATATCTTTTACAATATCATAATCATTGCCAGACTCAAAACACTTATCGCCAAAGAAATATAATTCACATCCTTTAAATTTTTCTCTCAACCATTTACTTGCTTGAGATTTGTTTGCACCATTGGGCTGTATGTCTATACTTATTTGTCCACCAATTTTAAAATCTAAATTTGTATATTTATTAGAAAGAATCTTAACTATGGATTCTCTTTCGTTCATTGCTTTGTCCCACCTTGAATATATATCTCTTTGTTCTTGAGAAGCTTCTCTGCCTACGATTGAAAAATTTACCATTCCAACTCTGGATTCTATAATTGTTTTTCCTTTATGTGGAAACTCTGAACTTTTATATAAAAAATTTAAATCATCTTTCAGAGACTGTGTTGGCTCCCATTTGTTTTCGTAAATTATTTTATTATTCTGTATAAATTGATTAGCCATGGAACAAAATGTCCCATTGCATTTGCGTATTATGCTATCTGGAAGTTGTTGTTTTACTTTTGGGTAGTCGCTACCCGTCACAAGGTATACATTTTTGTTCGTCATCCAAGAAAGAAACACTAGAACGTGTTCGCTTGCCATTTTTTGTCTGGGTTGCGTTAGTGTGCCGTCGATATCAAATAAATAAATTTTCATTTTATTCTCTCTGTATTTAAAACATTTGTTGGTAACATATTCACTGACACAAACGGATTCTTAGCGCAAAAAATTTTATTATTACTAGTCTTTAATAGGTGATTAATTTGTACATCTATTAAATAAGATATCTTTTTAAAATCTTTTAGCATAGACTCTGCTCCCGCTAGGCTTATTAGATAAGCTACCATTCCGTAATTTTTATACCCTTTTTCTATGAAATTTTTTTTATGTATTTTTACTTTTTGTTTGTCTTTTTTTAATTGTCTATTTTTAGAAACATAAAGAAGGCAAATAGAATAGTCTGTTGGTAGTTCTTTTCTTACGTTATCCAGAAAAACAAAATGTCCAGAATTTATTTGTGCATCATCCTCCATTATAACCATTTCGGAAATGTCTTCATCTAGCATTCGCTTCCATATTTTTATATGAGATATAAGGTTGGCAAGCCCGCCAAGTTTAGCTCTGTTTTCTAGATACTCCTCGCAAATAGAAATTTTATTAGCCTCACAAAAAGAAAGTGGGTTTTGTTTTTTATAATCAAACGCTGTTTGTATTTCTAAATTGGGAATACGTTTTTGAATATTGTTTTTTACATTTCGAAGTCTGCGAAAATCTCTATCTAATAAAATTACAGAATGTTTAACCATTAGATAATATAAAATCAATTTGTTGTTGAACTCTTTCTTTTTCTTGTTCTGTTCTCTCTATGTGTACAAAAATTTCAGCAAGCTGTTCGTTTTCATGGTCACTTAAAACTCTAGTGAAAGCTTCTTGGTTCATTTTATCTTTTTTCTTTTCTAGGTCTAATTTTTTTACGTTTAAATGGTTCAAATGATTTCTTAAAGCTTTCATGCTTTCGTTCATTTTGTTTCTAGCTATTGAGCGGTGTGAATACTCAAAATTTAAAAATGGAGTTACATACAAGTTATCCTTGCTTGAAATCGTATTTAATATTTTAGAAAAACTATTCATAATCCGAAACTATTTTATTTACTAATTCCTTTTCCTCTTCTGAATTTTTTTGAAACCATTCAACATAAAAGTTTTGCAAATTAGCTTTTCTCTGCGCTAAAACAGCATCCGGGTTTACGCCTCCACAACTACATGGCCTTTTATTTAAAGATTGCCTCATTGCTGACATGTTATTGTGTGCTACGGGAAAGCTATCTTTAAAAAGTGTTTCTAGGTCTGGTTTTGAATTTATAAAGTCTATAAAATCAACAGCATCATTTATTTTAAGTTGATCACTCATGATTTGTATCCTTATTAATTAATACACTAGTCGTAAAATATATTAATAGACTTATTAAGATTTTTATAAAGAAAAAACTAAAATCCTCAAAAAATAAGCATAAAGTGATATTCAACCAAACTCCTAGACATATTGGACAACTAATTAATCTAGATAAAAAGTTATTATGGTTAACTAAAATAAAAGCTGGATAGTTTAATTCGTAAATATCCCTGTTATCAAATTTGTCTATTTCCAAAAGCCTTGATAGCCCAAAAAGTCTAGCATACTCAACAAATGCCTCGGTTTTAAACCAAAGGATTAGTATGAACGCTATAAAAAAACAATGATTTATATAATCTAAGTACCACATATTAATTTGAAAAAGTTACTAACACATATCTAACGCCATTTTTGATTGGTCTAGCTCCATGTCTATGAGTTATATTTCCGGGATGAATGGAGACATGTCCCGTTTGATTTTTTAATAAAAATTTTTGCCTTTCAAAATAAGTTCCTCCTCCGTCAAAATTTTCATTTAAAGAAACTATTGAAGTGATCTTACTGTGGTCGTGATGTAGCGACAAGTGACACTGGTTTGTTGGTATGTATTTTATTATAAAATTTTCAAATTTTAGATGCTTCCAAGTTTTTCCTTCTAAATTCCATTTATGTATTGCTGCGGGATAAACGTACTCTTTTAGAATTTCGCAATAATAATCTTGGAGATCAATTCTATCCAAGGTCATGTCGTGCGTCGGGTAAAATTCGTGCCTTTTTTCCGTCCACTCCCCTTTTGTCTCTGCTTCAATTATTATGTGATTACAAAATTCTTTTGTTA